ATTGACCGCGCAATCGGCTCCGATTGGGCGCCGGACTGGATTCAAGACTGGACCGGTGAACAACCGGCCCGTGACTTCATTGATGCCATCGAAGCCTTGGGCGAGCTGGACACCATTGATCTGGAGCTGAACAGCCCGGGCGGCGATGTTGCCAGCGGCATCCGCATCATGAACTACCTGCGCAACCACAAGGCCACCGTGAACATCACCGTCACCGGCATGGCTGCCAGCATTGCCACCGTCATTATGATGGCCGGCGATACTCGCACCATGGGCATCGGTGCCACGCTGATGGTCCACAACCCGGCAGGCTGGATGGCTGGCTTCTACACCAAGGCCGAAATGGAAGAGATGGCCGAGGCGATGGGCAAGGTTGAGGCCGCCATCATCGAGGCCTATGTGGTCGGCACCGGCAAAGACGCTGACGAGATCAAGCAGCTGCTCGACCGTGGCGACACCTACATGACCGCTGACGATGCAATCGGTTGGGGTATGGCCACCGACAAGCACGACAGCCTGCGAGCAGTCGCCTGCGCTGATCCAAAGCAGTTCAAGCAGCAGCTGCAGCTGCAGGGCAACATCCGCGCTGCCGAGCAGATGGCCGAAGCCGCTCAGGCACAAGCCAACAGCTACAAGGCCGAACTCGACACACTTCAAGCATCACATGAACAGGTGCTGTCAGAACTCGAAGCCTTCAAGAACCCGGTTGCAGCCACTGCCGACGAGATCATTGCCCGCTGCGCCGAAGCCGGTTTTGAAGCACTGGCCGTTCCGATGGCGCAGGCCAAGCTGCCGATGGCTGACGTTGAGCGGCGCCTGAAGCTGGCCGCTGAAATCAAGGACGTGGCCAAGGCATCCGGCATCGATGCTGGCGCACTGATGGCACACCTGGATAACCCGATTCAGATGCTCGGGGTTGCTGTGGCCGAGGCGAAAGCCCTGGTCGATCAGGATCTCGACAATCACACCACGCCCGGTACGGGCACAACCGCAAAACAGCCTGATCCAAAAAAGGCTTACGCACAACTCAATAACCAGAGAGGTTAAACACCATGGCAATTACCGAAGCCACCCGTGCCGGTGAATTTCTGCTGTCAGAAGCCAACGGCACCCGTTCCCGCGAACCCATCACCCTGACTGGCGGCGCATTCCCTGCCGGCCAGGTGCTGGGCAAGATCACCGCAAGTGGCAGCTATACCGCCTACGATCCGGTTGCAACGGACGGCTCTGAAGCCGCTGCCGCCATCTTGTATGAAGCGGTCGACGCATCCACTGCAGACGCCACCGGCGTCGGCATCGTGCGTGACGCTGAGGTGAAGGCTGCGCGACTGACCGACAACGACGCCGCAGGCACCGCCGCACTGGCAGCGCTGGGCATCATCGTTCGATAACCCAAACCGCTTAACGACAAAGCCGCCATAGGGCGGTTTTTTTGTACCCAATTCAAGAGGATACAACTATGCCATCTTTGGATATTTTCAACGACGATGCGTTCAGCCTGCAGAGCCTGACAGCATCAATTGCCGAACAGCCGCACGTTCCTGGCCGTATGGGCCAGCTGGGCATGTTCCAGAACGAAGGCATCACCACCACCCAGATCAGCATCGAGAAAGACGGCGCTACTCTGGGGCTGGTGGCGGCTGCCGACCGTGGCGCACCGGGTCAGGTGGTCGTGGGCGACAAGCGCACCATGATCCCGTTCAACACGCTGCACCTGCCGCAGACCGGCGCAGTCATGGCGGACGAGATCCAGAATGTGCGCGCCTTCGGTTCCGAGACTGAAGTCGAATCGGTGCAGACCGTGGTGAACCGCCATCTGGCCAAGCACCGCCGTCAGATCGATGCCACTCTTGAGCACCTGATGATCGGCGCAGCCAAGGGCCAGCTGCTGGACTCAGACGGCTCTACCGTACTGGTCAACCTGCTGACCCAGTTCGGCATCAGCCAGACAACCCACAGCCTTGTGCTTGCCACTGCCACAACTAAGGTGCGCGAGAAAGTGCTTGAGCTGCTGGATCTGATCGAGGACAAGCTGGGCGGCGTGAGCTTCACCGGCGTGCGCGTTTTGTGTGGTCGCAACTACTTCAAGAACCTGATCGGTCACGACAAGGTTGCTCCGGCGTGGGAGCGCTGGAACAACGGCGAAATGCTGCGCAACGACCCGCGCGGCGGTTTCGAGTTCGGCGGCGCGATCTTCGAGCAGTACCGTGGTCAGGTCGGTGGCAACAAGTTCATCGGTGACGATGAAGCCTACGCCATCCCCGAAGGTGTGTCCGAGCTGTTCATTGGCCGCTTTGCTCCGGCCAACTATCTGGAGACCGTCAACACCAACGGCCTGCCTTACTACTCCAAGATGGAGCCGCTGGCCATGAACAAGGGTATGGCGCTGGAATCCCAGTCGAATCCGATCTTCCTCTGCACCCGCCCGGGCGCAGTCGTGAAGCTGACCGGCTGATCTCTGCACATCCAAACGGCTCCAGCGGGGCCGTTTCAGTATGCGGAGGTAACCACCATGTCCATCGACAAAACCATGAAACGAGCGGCCCGGCGCAACCTTGTGCGCTGTGGCGAGCCCTGCGATCTGGAGAAGTACGGTGTTTCAGAACTCATTGAGAATGTGCTGGTACACATCATGCGTGATATCCAGCTGGTATCCGCGGGCGACACTGACACTGCTGAAAGGCGCACAGAGGCAGAGATGCTGGTTGATGATGTCGGCGACCTCAAAAAACGAGACCTGATCCACACCGAGACCACGGTCTGGCGCGTGGAGTCCAAGGTGGCGAATGACGGCTATACCGTGCGCGTCGTGGTGAGTGAGGACCTATGAGCCAGAATCAAACAGTCCGCATCGATGAAGCGAGCATGAAGCGCGTCCGCGACGTGCTGTATGGCTACCGCAACGGCGCTGAAAAGGCCGTGATGCGGGCCGTTAACCACGGCACCCGGCAGGGCCGCAAGCATGTGGTTGATGGCATCTACGCCAAGGCGGCACTGAAAAAGGCGGATATCCGCGAGCACACTTCGTTCAGGATCGCCAGTCTGGGCACCATGGGGTCGGCACAGGCGAAGCTGATTCTGAAGAGTGGCCCGATCAGTCTGCTGAAGTATGGCGCCAAACCTGTCGGAAAGTCTGGCGTCAGCTTCAAGATATGGCGTGACGGCAAGCGCGAGAAGTACAAGCACGCGTTTATCGCATCGCTGATCAAGTCCCGATATTCCGGTGTGTTCGAGGTCAACATCGATTCACCGAAGTACAAAGAGGGCAGGCGCATCCCGTGGCGCCGTAAGGAAGGCCCGGGCATACCGACCATCTACCAGCAGACACCAGGACTGGCCGAGAAAGCCAACCAGCTGGCGATGGAAGCGATGATGAAAGAACTCGACCGACAGGTTTCACTCATTGACCGGGGGCTGCTGTGATTATCCGCGAACAGATTGTGCAGGCCGTCATGGCCCGACTGGCACCGCTGACCAGCGTGCCGGTGCTGCGCCGTGAACAGTACGAAGATGAGTTCGAGTTTGTGTGCGTGTGGGACCAGACGCAGGAAACCAGCCGTGACGACTATGGCCGCCTGACCCACACCATGGATCTGACCGTGGAGTTTATCCGGCAGGACTCCAGCGGCTACGCCTCACCGGCTGCGGCTGTATCCGGCATGTATGGCGATCTGGTGCTGGCGCTGTTCAACGACCCGGCCACCGGTGAGCCTGACCCGATCTTTGCAGGTCTGGCGGACAACATGACCGAAAGCAGCATGATCCCGCTGACGCCCGAGGCTGGCTTGCGGATCGTGGGCCTGTCGCTGCAGGTCGAGATCACCTACCACACCAAGCACGGCGACCCGTTCAGCCAGTAACACCTAACCCCTGACACTCATTTCAGAGCAGTCCAACCGGCCTGTTCCGCGCCTTCGTGCGCACGATTTTCCAAAACCGCGCAACCGCGCACATCAACGACATGAGGTAACAACATGGCAAACGCAGATAATGCGCTGCTGCGCATGGAAACCGGCCAGCAGTCCTACCCGA